TAAATTTGGTGATGCGTTTAATGTAGTGGATTCGTGTTCATATATAAAACCGCTTGAATCACCAGCAATCGGAAAATCAAACACACCTTGGTCTATCCAACATCCTCTGTCTAAAGATCCTATGGCCCAAGTGTTTGCTCTGTAATTCCAAATGACATATTTGTTTGGTAAATATACTGCGTCACCGACTGGAAAACCCCACCACAATTCGTTAAAGTTTGAGTTATGTCCACCCCAGCAAGCCTGTCTGCCTTGCACATTTAAATTGTCATATACAAAATCATGCACATCACATTGGATTTCTCTGACTGTTCCGTCATACACAAAGAATGAATTTTCGCCCATCCAAGATAAAAAGTTACCTGTAGCAACAACTGATCTTCTGCTAACAGCTTTACAGTTTGAACCTGCTGTTGCAATACCATAAACAAATGGTGAACCTGTATAATACATTCTGTTTATACCCGTATCACTAAAAATAATTACATCATTTTGATATTTGACACCTAGTAAGGCTCTGCCACCTGTAGGTATTTGTAGATCGCCAGCTGTATTAGTAGGGCTTGAAGTCCAAGTATTACGATCTTCTCTGTCGGACCACGCTACTTTTCTTGGATCGCCACCTGATCCTATAGCTACTAAATGTCTTTCGTTGGTAACTAAAATTGCTTGACAGCCAGTAGGCGCGCCTGTCACAACTGTTCCTATAGTATCTGCTGTACCGCCTGTATTAGGTCGCCATTTGTAGATTTTGCCATCACCAGAAAAACAAAATATTAAATCTTCGCCCCAGTTATCAAAAGAAAAATGGCCAGATGCTAGTGGTAATCCTGATTGTGAACGAGCGTCACCATAATCTTCAACGCCCCAATTAAAAGCACCATAACCAAGCGGATCATTGGCAGCGTCATTTACAAAGCCTGATGGCGTAATTTCTGTAACAGTATCTTTATATAACACATACACTTTTTGTCTTGTGCCAATACCTAAAACAGCTTCACCATCATTAGCTGCATAGGCATACATACCAATAGGTTCGCCGTCTAAAGCTGTTGCTATAAGTTTTGACCAACCGCCAATAGGTTTTAGAAAACCATTTTCAAAGCGTATGAGATCCCCGTCAACCCAACGACCTTTGTTAGCATAATCAGTACCATTTTTGACTATGCCAGCGGGCGGTGTGACGGGCAACAGGGCCATACTAAGAACTTAATGTTTTAGTTACAGATGTTGGTGATACTTTTTCAGCTATTTCATTATCTAATGATGCTTTCATAGCAGTAACAGCATCACTACCCATAGCAGCTTCTACCCAGCCTTGTACATCAGCATTAGTAAGACTTGACCAGTTTGTAAAACTAGACAAATCATCTGTGCTGACAACTTGTGTTCCGTATGAACTAGCTGTCCAATTATTGCCATCGCTGTCTTTATTAGTTCCATCAGTAGCTAGTAGCTTCCAATGAACATTGTAAACCACATTTGATTTACCGCTTTTTGTTGGGTATGTATCACAAGTTTTACAATCCCATTCGTAAGATATTGCCATATTTATTCTCCTTTAAGTAAGTTAATTTCAGATTGTAAGGCATCAATCTGTTCTTGTTGTTCTTGTATAGCTTTTATAAGTGGCGTAACTAATTTACTGTAATCCATTTGGTACATATCTTCTTCTGAGCCTGATACAGCGTTAGGCACAATTTCCATAACTTCTTGTGCAATTAATCCTTCGTCTGCTTTACCATCTGCTTTCCAGTTGTAAGATACTGGGTTTAGTTTGTTAATAACTTCTAATCCTCTTGCAGATCCTGTAACATCTTTAAGTCTAGCATCTGAAGATGTGTTATAAGAAGTTGCTGAAGTTGTTACACTTATAGTTCCAACTTGACCACTACCCCTTCTAAAATCAACAGAAACTCCATCACTACCACCTCTACCAACAAGCAAAGCTGTTCCTGAGGAATCATTAAAACATTCTACTAATGTACCTCCTGATGAACCTGCTGGTAAAACACGAAACCCGTCATTAAGAGTGTTACTGTTTGTAGTACCCACCAACAAATTGCCTGAACTATCAATACGCATGGCTTCACTTTTTGCACCTACTCCAAATCTTAAAGTTTGGTTTGCAGATGAACCACCTATATATAATTGGTTAGCTGTGCCATCACGAACACAAGAAAATTCACCTATTGTTGTTGTGCCTTCATGTAATGCAAAACCCCAAAAATTTGATGACCCAACACTATTGCTTGTATTTACAGCACTTATAAAGTCACCTTCACCTAAACCAACTTGTAATTTTTCTGCTGGTTGAGTCGTTGCAATTCCAACATTACCTGTATTTGTAATTACTAAAGGATTAAAGTGTGCACCGCTTCCATCTTGAGGGTCACCATCTTTAGCATTACTACAGCCAATGGTGAAGCTACCAAAAGCACTACCACCATTTCCTATTGACCAGTTTCGGCTAGCAGAATTACTACTTGTATCTGTTAGATATATTTTTGCCATTCCATCAAATGTAGTTGTATCACCTTTAATATCTAATTTTGCAGCAGGAGAAGATTGGTTAATACCAACATTACCTGTACTATTAATACTCATTCTTTCTGAATTAGCAGTTTTAAATTGAATTACACCATTGTCTGCTAAAACAATTTCTGTATCAGGAGTATCATCATCACTATCAGCTAAAACTAAACGACCATTACCTGAACCATCATTAAAAATATTAAACTCTCTTGTATCGCTGTCTTCTACTAATTTTATATGTGGTGCTGCATTTGTACCTGTTGCTGCTATCTCTAATTTACCTGTAGGACTTGTAACACCAATACCAACACGATTATTACTAGCATCAACAACTAAAGTATTTGTATCAAAAGTTGCACCTGCATTGAATATTGCCTTTCCTGCATCTGACATATCAATAGTAAGAGCTGTAAAACCTGAACCTCCATCATTACCTTTTAATTTAAAATCTTTATCTGACCCACTTACTGTAAAAGCTGTAGAATCAGATTCTTTTTGAATAAACCCAAATTGAGTTCCATCATCTGAAAAAATAATGACACCTGTATCAGAATCAAGAGTAATATTCCCACCAACATCTAGTGTTAAAGCTCCACTATCAGAAATAGTAGAACCATCAATAGTAATATCATCAACTGTTAAAGCTGTTAGAGTACCTAAACTTGTTACATTAGTTTGTGCTGCTGTTGCTAGTGTTCCTGTTATGTTTCCTGATACTGATAAAGTGCTATCTAAAGTAGTTGCACCTGTTACATCTAATGTTCCTGCTATATCTATATTAGTATCTAGTTTTGCAGAAGTTACTGCATCATCTGCAATTTTTACTGTTGTTACTGCATTACTTGCTAGTTTTGCACTTGTCACATTAGCATCAGCAATAGTACTGGTGGTTACTGTATCTGAAGCTGGTGTGTTAAGTGCAGTTTGACTAAACATGATTACATCAATAGCTGTGCTATTTACTGGTGCAGTATCAAAGGTTAGAGTTGTACCACTTACTGTGTATGTACTTTTATGTTGATAAACACCATCAATGTAAATCTGTGTATTATTCTCATTAGTTGGACTTATAGATAATGTGAATGCAACTGTTGATCCATCTCCTGTAAACGCATTTTGTGTCACAGAAGAACCTGATATGTTTGCTTTTATGTGGTTTATTACTATCTTTCTACCACTAACAGGTGCTGTATCTAAAGTGACTGTAGTACCACTAGCGACAAAATCTGCTTTGTTTTGATACACACCATCAATAAATATTATTAGATCATCTTCATTACTTACAGTAGAACTTATTGTAAATGCTCTTGTACTACCATCACCTGTGAAAGTATTAGTTTCCATAGCACTTGCACCACCACTTCCAGCGATTTCAGCAAATTCCGTACCATCATGTCCTTCAAACTTACCTAATGTAGTGTTAAACCTGAAGTCACCTGCTGTTCCTGAAGGTCTTTGTGCTGTCGTACCTGAAGGTACTTTTATTGATTCAGTACCACTCAATGTCATGTTTGCAAAAGTAGGACTGCTAGAAGTTGCTACAGCTTGTCCAATAGATACTGCTGTGCCTGATACAGAAACACCAGTGCCTGCAGTAAGAGTAGTAATGTTCGCTGATCCATCAAAGCTAACACCATTGATTGTTCTAGCATTTGCTAAAGTAGTTGCTGTACTTGCTAATGCAACAGCAATATTTGCACTTCCATCAAAAGAAGTACCACCTATTGTTCTTGCTGTAGCTAGTTTTGTTGCAGTAGCAGCATTACCTGTTGTGTCCTGATTACCAGTCGTATTGACACCTGCAAGATTAATATTAGCTGTGCCATCAAATGATACTCCACCTATTGTACGAGCATTCGCTAATGCAGTTGCAGTATCAGCAAGTGCTACAGATATATTGCTTGTACCATCAAAGCTTGTTCCACCAATAGTTCTAGCAGTTTCTAATGCTGAAGCTGTACTTGCATTACCAGTAACAGCACCAGTTAATGGTCCAACAAAAGCGTCTGATGTCACAGTTCCATCAAAGAATGCATTTTTAAATTCAGCAGAAGATGTACCTAAATCAACATCATCATCTGTAGCAGGAACTAATGCACCATTTGTAAGTTTTATCTGATTCTGATTACCTGCAAAAAAATGGATCTCATCTGCTGTACCAAAGTCTATTTTTGTTTGGTCATCTTCTCCAATCTTTATATCAGTAGCTAGTAAGCTTGTTATATTAGTTTGTGCAGGGTTTATAACGAAATCTAATGTCCCATCACTATCTTCATAAGTGACAGTGATACCAGTTTCGGTATTACTAGAAACCATACCTCCAACAATGTCTTGTATTTCTTCTGTAGTTTTACCACTTTG